CGTCCAGCCGCCTTCTGTCTTTTCTAAAATTACACCGCTGTATGTTATACTTGAAATAGGTGTGCTAACATTAAAAATAATATCATAGTTCTCCGCTGGAACGAAAACTGTGCTGCTAGAACTGCTTGGACTCTTAGAATCTAACAAATACTTTTGTTGAGCTTTGTCAACAAATCCAGATAATCTCGATGACAATCTTACATCAAGATTATTGATCATCTCAACGATCGAATCAGTATCTAATCCTTTGGATTTTACATATGCAATTAGATATTGTATCAAACCGCTGTTTATAGCGTCATTTGATAAATCGATTGTATCAGTTAATTTAGAAAATAACTTAGTAGATGCGTTAACAGTTTGATCTAATTTATTGGTTATTGTTTTTGATGTGTCTAATTGAGTAGTAATATACTCAAAAGGTTTCATCAAACACATTGCCATAACAATAGAGAATGGCCATTCTGAGCTTGATCTCCAGGCGTATTCGACAGGAGCAACATCTCCTAATTTAAACGGACCTCTATTATTAACTAAGGTAAAGTTACCAGCTAGTCCTGATTCAAGAGGACTTAGTAATTTGCCATCCTCATCTGTTGGGATATGCCCCATAATTGTAGGACGCTTATATCGATCGTATGTTCCGGCTCTAGGACCTTGACGAATTATACCATCTCGCAAATCTTCCCATAATAGCAAATTGTTTTTTGTGTAAGGAGCCGGACCGTATTGATCTTCCCACCATGTTGGTTTTTCGCTGAATCCTAACATTTCCCAAGGACAGCGATGTGGTCTATCTGTATCGTAGAACCATTGATATACTCCTCTCCAGAATCCAGGAAGATTTTGCAATCCTGTTGGATCGGTCATATTAGAGTAAGTGTAAGTGAAAGAATTTTGGCTATCAAAATAATCATTATTGATATAATCGATGCTGGTATTCATTATCCACTTCAAGAAATTTTGAGAAATAATTTCATCTAGCTGAGGTTTTTTGTATAAACCATAACCGTTATATCCTCCAACTATTGTATCGATATCAAACACTGAAGGATCGTATTGTGTTTTAATATTGTTATAAATTCGATACTCTAGTTCTAATAATAGATCGTCTCTATAATCTCCAAATGTAGCAGTGATGCTACCATCGTGTCCTTGGATAACATATCTTGGTTCTTGATATGTGTCGTCAAGAAACTTCATAGGAGTGTATTTTTTATACAGTCCCATTGCTGTTGGAGTAGGGGGAATATAACATCCAGAAGTTGTTACATATTCTCTAACTTCAATCACACTTCCGATTTGTAAATTAACATTTAATTTTAAAAATCCGAATGTAGAATCAAATTCATAATCTCGTGAGTTTAATAATTGTTGATTATTAATATAAACATAAACCGCACGTCTGCTTAATTCTGTTAAATTAAACTTTTCCGATAAACTAAAAGTTTTGATTCCCTCGTCTTCAACTACATATCTAATTAAATTGTAAGCACCGCTACCGATCATATCTGAATCAGCGAACGGACTTGTTATACTTTTAACTCTTCCGAGATCCGATACAATATCGTCAACAAAATTAGCGATGTTGTTATTGAAATCTATTTCTGTAGCTTTTTGTAAAAAATTATTCTTAAATGTTGTGTAAGATTTATTAGCATATTGTAACGCTTTTATAATGTTGTTGGTCTTATCACATAACAGACTAATAGAAATCGGTGCTATTCCGGAATGTTTTAAAAATCTCTTTCCATAAGATCTATGATCAAACAAATCTCTTAAATTAGATGCTCCGGGAATAACTCCGGAAAAGTCGTCATCGAACTCGATAGACGTAACTACATGATCAATAGCTTGACCTAGTGTAAATTCAGTTAAATCGTTGTTGAAAGGATTTTTTTCTAGGCCGGCAGGAATTTCATAATATCCTTGATCGGGCTCAACATCTGTGATAATCTTAACAGATACCACATCCCTTTCGCTGAATGTATGATCAAAGGTAAATGTATCACCTTGTCTTGTATAAGTGCCTGTATACTGATTTCCGTTTATATAAAAACGAATGATCGGATCTGATACTAAATCAGTCCAATATATTGTTTTAAAAGTTAATGTAGATGTTGCTTCTGAAACAATTTGACTGTCAACGATTGGTTGAACAAAAGTATTAGCTAATTTTATCCAAGCATTTTCATAAACTGAATTTTGAGAAAATTCATAGAATCCAGTTGAAATCTTTTTACTATGTCTTGTTTGATCAACGGTATAATAAAAAATATCAGAGTCCCAATCCCAATTGAATAGGATATCTCCGACATTGTCGATTTTTTGATAACTTAAAACGAATCCTAATTCTTTATCAACTAATGCTGTATTTCCTACTTTATAGGACATTAGTTTAGTTCCGTTAAAAGAACTTACCGGATATGTATCTGGGTCGGAAAAACTAACACCGTTTTCATCAAATACATCAAACAGTGGTGCTTGGTTTACTGAAGTTTTTTCTTGACTCTTTATCCATGCTGTTCCGTTATAATGAAACATCGAGCCTGCATTATTATTTCCTCGACGAATTAATACACATTCTCCGATGGTTGACAGCGAATCAACTTCTTCTTTTAAACTAATTTGTCTGCGGTTGTTATGAGTTATAAATGTAACTCTATAAATTTTATTATTAGCTAGAGCATCAGTATCAGCTATTACTAAAACTCTTGCACCTTCAAAAACAAATTCACCATCGATGTTGTAACCTGTGCTGCCTTCAATTTTGCTAAAGATGTCATCAGTAAAATCATCAATATAATCAACTGTGGCTTTTGCGATATATCCATGATTGAATAATTTTATGTTAGGCAAAAACTCAATAATTGGTCTTTTTGCTCTCGATGCCTCTGGTGAGTCAAAATCCTGCCCTCTGAATTTATAAGAATATTCTAATACACTTCTATGGAACCAGCGGTTGTAACGGCTCCACGGATTGATATCTTTACTATCTTTAGAAATAGTGATATAATCTTTGGTGCCAGGATATGCGCTGGCATCGTCGAATGGTTGTGTGTCGAATCCTTCGTTGTCGAATAACACTTCAGGAAGATCTGTTGACAGAACAGGAACTACTAAATCGGAGAATTTAGTCAACGTGATTTTATTTCCAACGCCTTCAACTAGCCATGAATCAGAAGAATATTTTTCTGGGGTAACATTTCCCATAAATTCTACAACTAAACCGTTGGTAAATTTCACTCCATTGCTGCTTTGATAGTTTGTTTTTCCTAAAATTTCTTTGTCAATGTTGATCTTAGTATTAGATTCGATGTCAGCGATGACAAATCGTCCAAACTTGTCTGGGCTTGTTACACTTTGATAATATAAAATATCAGGAGCATCATATGGAACAGTGAAAGTCACAGTTCCGTTTTCGATTTTATTATTTGTAACTCCTTGATTGTAATCTAAAGAAGTTGCCTGGCTGGAAACAATTTCAACAAATTCCCAGTCTTGACTGTTAATATCAATACTGCTTCCGTCATTAGCTAATACTTCAACTTTAGCTTTCCATAGTTTATTATCGTAAACAACTACCGAACCAGCAAAATAAGTTCTATTAGGATCGTAGGTTAATGAACCAGTATCATAGCTTGATCTGATAGCAAATCCATCATTAGGAAGATTTACCACAAATTTATAAGTTTGCCCTCTATATAAAGTTAAGGAAGGGTTGTTTGTATATCCATCCGGTGTGAATATAAAACTGTTTACAGAACTTTTAACTTTATAGGTGCTGACGATCGACGCCGACTGTCCATATACCTGCACAGATGGAGGTCCTTCTGGTGCCCAGAAATATTCTCTATAGTTTACAAACTTGTCCCAGTCAATCGGTGGGTTCCAAGTATAGTGCTCTTGACTGGTAAAGAGATCGTCTCGATCTTCATTATTACCAAAAAACTTTAATTGATTTTTAAAATCAAGGTAGTCATAATAATCTAATATTTTTTGATCTTTACTATAAACTACTCCAGGCTCTAATTGATATCTGCTACGTAATGTATTGTCTGTGTCAAGATAAACGTCTTTTCCGTTGAAAGTTTTTCCGTATCGACGACCAATATAACCTACAGTTTTTTCTAACACTCCCGGTTGAACCAAAGGATCTAATACGCCCGATAAAAATTTATCGTTAGTAGGAGTTCTAAAGACTGCCGGTAATAGGTCTACAGTTTTTCTAACAGGTAGTCCGCTTTTTGGAAATTTTTTATCTGCCATATTATGTTGAACTTACAATACTATTAACACTGGCTCTTACCTCTGCTGCTGTAATAGCCGATACAATTTCAATATCGTCGACGGTTGCGCCGCTGACAAATATTTCGCTGCTCTTACTTTGAATTTCAAACAAGCTGCCAAATTCTTGGCTAGGCTGTCTTGGTAATATTACCATGTTACTTACATCAGGTGATACGCTGTTTATAACATAAGTGATCATTTCACTAAGATAAAACTTATCACCGAAATCCCAATTGTTTACGTCAAAGAATTCATTAATAGCATTAATAATTCTAACCTTAAGATCGTTGTCGTTTATATTCTTAGTAGGATTTTTAACTACCTTAAATGATGCTTGAAGTTTTTCGTCTGCTTTAGATCCAAACAAAACTTTATATTCTACCGGATGATAAATGATTTCATCGCTGATGGATTTAATATTATCTAGTTTTAGACCGAAGCTTATTCTTAAACTATCGCTATTCGGTGGTTCTGGTTTATTAGCAGCGCCAGCCAAATAATTTCTAAACGATGTATTATAACTTCTTGTCAACAAATAAACATCAACAATATTGCTGGCGCTTGGGTCTATTCTTCTATTGATGCTGGCGTTGTGAATATACTGAAACTTAATATCAGATCTACCAAAAACTCCTCTATAAGAATTTTCTAAATCTAAAGTATTTGTAGTTTTATTAACACGCTTCACACGATTTTCATTTACATCATAGAAATAAATTAACTGACCGTCTTCAAAGTTGTTGATGTTGATCAATGATTCTTTCTGATATACTAATATTGTATCATTTGAATTATCGATTAATGTTCTAGTCACATATCCGTTGTCATCAACAATCTCTTGGAAGAAAATGTAACTTAATTGACTGTCTTCTCCCACGACATCTTCAAACGCATCTGGGTTATCGATAGCGCCATCATCGTCGGTATCTTTGAAGGCTAATTTAATTTCCTGAATACTTTCATATCCATCGTCAAACTTAATAGTATCTGCGATTTCGAAATCGATATCAGATATCAATGGGGTGATTCTATCTTTAGCTGTGTTTATTCCTAGTATGCTTACAGTATCTTTAACAACTTTGCCTAGGCGATCATTATAGTCTTTTTCGTTGGCATCGAAATAGAATCTGTTTTGTTGGATGCTACCAAATATATAATTCAATCCTCTGATTCTTATATTGTATCTGTCTGCTTCTTTTACAAAAGCGATAATCCAAGAACTATCAAGAGCCGCATTTGTTGTATCTCCAGATTTACCTAAATTAAAATCACTTAATAAATCTAAGTTTGTAGCTGTGATAATTTTCCATGTTTGTTCTGATACACTATATCGCAAACCAAAATTTAAATCTTGAGATATTTGATTTACCATTTCAGTTTCAATAGCTGTAGATAAATCATTTACAAACTTTGGAACTACTCTAGTAGCAATCGCATATCTGTCTGTTGCTACATCCATTGGAATATTTTCGCTCAAAGTAACAGGGCCTAGACCAGACGGTAATGTTCCTCTACCAGCGTTGGTTCCGTCTCCCACTACCTTAACTACTTTGGCCCAAATATATTTTAGCTGGTCCGGGTCGCTAGAATCAGCGGCTACAATTTTGTTTTTCTTAAATGCAAAACCCGTAGGAGGAACAAATTTAATTAAAGATCCAGCTGTTACATATTTTAAACTGTTAGTAGCATAAGATCCAACTTTAGATAAAAAAGTTCCGTTCTTAAAATATCCGGTCGACTGACTCACATCTGAAGTAATGGTCTTCCATTCAATCGTTTCTCCCGATGTGAACAGAATCTTATCAAATTTTGTAAGATAAAAATTGAATGTATCATCGTTTGAAAACTGAGGTTCTACTGTTCTTCTAATAAAATTGATTGCATCGATTCTACTAGTATACTTAAAAGTTAAAACTTTTTCTGTTTCTTCTTTATAAATGTAGCCGTCGTTCGCATACACATTAACAGAACTGTAGCGTCCGGTAGCATCTATGATGTCAAAATTTCTAGAAATTCCAGAACTGGTTCTATTAACTGATTTTACTTTTAAAATATTTTGACTACTGGTCAACGGAGCAAGATTATAATCTTCTCCTGTGATCATTCTATTTTGTGTATAGAAACTAGCAGGAGCATTTGTTCTAATAGTGTCAATGCCTTCTGAAGGTGCAGATGTAGCCACAGTATATTGTAAAGCTAAGCCGATTGTAAGATTATGCTCTTCTCCTCGTTTGTTGGTGTAAGGAATAGTGATATTAATTCCTCTCATCTCGTTAGGAGATATAGTATAAGACAAACCGTTGCTTGTTCTATAATATACTCTAAAACTTCCTTGAGGAAGATTACCATAAATTCCGTCAGCAAACACTAATTCAACTCTGTCTTTGTCTTTGGTAACTACAGAATAAATGTTTCTTATGTTTTGAGAAATACTATTATAAACAATATTATTTCCTACTAGATTAGCTACCTGAGTCCATTGGTCGAGTTGAATCCCGCCCGCGCTTAGACCAAACAACCAAACATCATCATTGTTAATTCCGGTAGCGTCTACTGCTACAGTTTCGTTAGTAGTTGGAACGTCTATAGAAAAATCTGCAAGTTCTAAACTACCTTGTTTGAACATCATATAAAAACCAGTGTTTGCGCTTCCTGGTCCAGAACCATCGTTTCTATAAATGAATCCTATTTGATTGCCAGGAACTGGTGGTTCTTCATAGGGAGACTCTGCTCCCTTGAATGCTGTTGACACTATTTCAAAAGCCATTCCTCTAGCGGCTACAGTCTTGCTAAAAGAGTAGATAGGAACGTCTGCAGAAATAGTTCTAAATCTATATTGTTCTGTTTGTATTCCTTGAATTACAGCAGATCCCTGGCTTCGACCAAATTCTGTATTATCTGCCATTGCAGAATTTAACACTGAAATAAATTGTTCTAACCAGTTAGTATTTGTAGGATCATTCCAACTAATAATTTGTTGTGCTAGATTTTTTCCGTTACTATCAAACACTTCCTCTGTTGTAGTAACTGTTGTAAATTTTAAAAGACCTTGTGCCGAAACATTGCGTTTAGCATTATAACTCAACATCTTCGCTAAACGAATAACACTTTCTTTAGTTTCAGCTAGTTCAATGAAATTCTCTCTGCTGGCTAAATCTATCCGAAAAGCCAGACTTTGTCCTAGAAATGCAACTGCATCAATGAGAGCCATGTATTCGCTGCTCTCAATATAATCGTTAAAATCTTCTGGATAATTTTCACGCAGATAGGTAATAATAACTCTGCGTAAGTTTTCAAAATCGTAAGATTTGAAATCAGCATTTTTAAATGTCTGATAGATTCTAGTCCAATCTTGATTTAGAATTAAATTATTTTGTCTAGATGTTGTTGTCATTTTTTCGGTCCTATCTAATATTTACCAAACAAAATAATATGGTCAGTTAATAATACTGTTGTTCTTATCAAAGTTAAATGTCATTCTTTCGTTGATGTTAAATGGAATATAGGTAATATCTGCCTGTATTCTAATACCTTGATCTGTGCTATCTATCTGTATTTCGTTAACTGAAATTCTCGGGTCGTAGTTTATAATTTCTTCAACATCTTTTGAAATGATATTTTTAACTTCTTCTGTGAAAGGCTCAAAAAGAATGTCCCAGATCACTGTGCCGAATTCTGGATTTTCTAATTTTTCTCCCTTGCGGATATAGAAGTGATTTATAAGGTCTTGCTTAACAAGATCAACATCGAATAATTTATAGTTTCGTTTACTTTCTAAAGAATTGAATCCCTTATAGGCAAAACTGGTGTTGCCTTGTGTTCCTATACTAGCTGTATTAGTTGCTACAGTTTTTTGATTATAAAGTTTATTTGCCATGATTATACTTCCCTATCTGTGTTAGAAGGTGTTAATTGTTCTGGTGCTTGGTTTTCGTGCAGAGGCCAAGGCTCATGCATAGGAACACGTTTCATAATGCTACTAATATTTTCTGAAATGTATCTTTTATCCCATCCTGCATCAACACTTGTCGAAATATTATCGTGTGTTGGTATAGGTTCAATTGGCGTGGCCGCAGCAGCGGTAACTGCTGGAAAACTGTTTAAGTCAATTCTAGCGCCGCTCTGTGTGATATTCCCGCCGCTCTTGATATCTGTAGTTCCACTGGCTGTAAATTTACTGGCAGCACCGACACGAAGATCAAAATTAGCACCTACTGTGATCTTAGTGTCTCCAACAGCTACATGCTCGTATACACCGCCTACTGAGATTTTGCCATCTTGGCCGACTAGCACTTCCCAATTTTGTGCCATTTCCATTCTTGTGCGACCACCGATAGCTTTCATATTGATATTTCGACCAGCTTCTAAATTAATATCTCTGTCAGCTCGAATGTTTAAATCATTTTCTGTGTGAACACTAACACTATCTTTGGCATAGATATCTATTTTGCCGTTGCTAGTTAATTCTATCCACGTAGTTCCTCTAGCATTGCCGATATAAATCAAATCTTCAGAATTATGTAAAAGTATCTGATGACCCGTCCTTGTGCGTAATCTTAAACATTCGCCATAGGGAATTGTAGGATCACCTTTTTCACCGGCTAATACATCTGCATACTCTACCGGTCCTTCTTTAGCAGATTTTTTTCTTTGATAGCGTTCATCGCCATCGTCCATAACAAATTGTGTTCCACCTAATCGACTAACCGGAACCGTTGTTTGTGTAAGGTCTTCTTGTTTACCTATTAGAGATTTTTTTGCTCCGGGCCTTTTGTCTAATGGTCCAGGAGTGCTAATACCGTATACTGCACTTGGCGCTTCTCGTCTTGCAGAACTTGTTACTACGCCTCTAGTGTCGTCTTCTAATAATCCTTGTTCTAAAAATCTATCAGCTATAGGATGAACAACTTTTTTTATTTTGTCTGGATCAATGGTCTGGGTCTTAGTATTAAGTTTTTTATTGATCTCTGCCACAGGCAGCGGTTGTTTTGTTCCGTATTTTTTCTTATCATCCGAATCCATGTCTACTTCAGTAGACCCTGCTATTGCAGGCACCATATTATTAATAAACTTTCCAGGAACACAGCCCATCCAATAACCTTGGCTAGGGTCTCCGTTAACAAAAAATACTAAAACGTTAACACCAATATCAGGCGGAACAAACCACATACCATAACTCTTTTGTGTGTCGTTATATCCATCTATGGTTTTTTTAGAAGCATCGTTCTGCCCCATGAACTCAAAAGCAGTATAGCCGAAAAACGGCATTGCACATCGGACCACGTAACTTTGATTGTCGTCACCTACGGTATTGCCCTGCTCTCTTAGTAATGTTACTTCTAGACTGCCCATAAGACTAGGGTCTAGATGTCCCACGATCCTAGCTAGATAAGGACCATTTTCTAAACTTGCGCCTTCTCTTGCCGAATACGATGATCGTTTTTCTTGTGCCATTATTCGCCTTCGCCTCCGTATATCGGTTCTTGAGCCGGAGTGCTTTTATCTTTAACTTCGCCTGCAACAGTAGTAGCCATAGATTTAAGTTTGTCGATAACAAGATTACCGATAGCATTAGGATTCTGTTTGCCGTAATCTTGACTCTGTCCAGGTTGTCTAACACATTTAAGTTTTTGTTTAAAGATACCGTCTGTAAATGTATTGTCACATTTTGTTACACGATAAATTCCACTAAACGGACTTTCTCCTCCGTCTTTTGGCCATTGATATAAACCAGTAACTTCATCTAGGTCTGAAGGGGTTCTAAATGTCAAATAAACAAACACATTTCCTCCTTCATAATTCATTGTTCCGTCCTCAGTTAATAATTTACTTTTATTACTTTGTCTAGCAAAATAATTTGATATGCCGCTGTCAATTAGCCAGTAAGGATCTCCCATAATTTCTAGATCAACGTTTACTAAATCGCCACTACCTGCAGTAATAAATGATTTATGAAAAGCTTCAGCTACTTTTTGTTCTGTGTCTTTATCTGAATTTCCGCCCGCAATATTGCTCAGTGTAGCTGGATCTTTTTTAACTCTTGCTCGACCCATAGTAGCCTGTTGCGCGGTGGGTGCCGCACCTTCTGTGGTCTTTGCACCTTTTACAGTATCAGTGGCTACACCTTTTTGGTCTTGATTAGATACTGAGCCGCTCTTCTGTTCAGAGCTGGTATTTTTACCTGTAAAAAATAAATTGTTAATTTGAATATCAAATTTTAAAACATCTACGTTTTGTCCTGTATAGATATAATTGTATTGTTTACAGATTTGTTTTTTAAGTTCATCGTAACCAATTGGTGCTGCGGTCGGAGGACTAAAAATAGTATGATGGACCATGTAAGGAACAACACGGAAAATAAATTTCTGTGCATATTCTCCGATCAACGGATCTAGATCTAATAATTGAACCTGGACATCAATTCTCCACCACTTGATAAATCCTTCCGGAGTTAAATTTTTTGGATCGATGGCTTTTTTAGCGTAAACAGAATTCAATATCACTTGGTTAATAATCGACGTTATACTTTGTTTTTGTGTGAATTGAAAAACTCTAGTTTTAGGATTGATCTGCATCCTATCTCTAGACACAACACCCGTCTTAGGATCAACTTTATCACCGTATCGAGCGAACGGATAATTACCGCCAGACTTCTGATCAAAACCAAAATCACTTGCACCTATATCGTTAGATCCAAAATCTAAGGACACCGCTACATTTTTACCTGCAACAGTTACCCTATCTTTGGCGTTAGGATCAAGCGTGGCTTTTCTTTCAGTTCCAGGAATAGGTGATGCGTTTAAAAATTCATCTGATTTTTCCGGAAATTCAATAACATAAACATCTTTTATTTTGATCTGTTTTTCGTCAAGATATTTTTGTTCAAGATCGTTTAGATATGCACAAAGACTTTTTTCTCCTGAAACTAAAACATCTTTCACTGTGCCGGCATCTGGTCCTGTTTCAGAGCAGGCAATTTTTACATCTGTGTAAACAATGTTAGTGATATCTGAAAAACCTTTATGGCTCATCGGCACAGCGTCTACCTTATAAACACTGCCGTTTTCGTTTACTGAGAATGTTACTTTGGTTAGAGCCACTGTCCAAAATTTAGGCTTAATCGAAGTCATTATTCGACCATCTTCGTCATAACCCATAAAGTCTAAACGGAGAACAAAAGGACAATTATTTAGATAGTTATTATAGCCTGCTTTAATCGCAGCATTCTGCATACTCTGTAATAATAGACCCATGCTGTGAGGTTCTACTATATCAAATGAAAATTTGAAAGCGTTTGAATTACCTGTCTTAACTGTTCCAGATATCGCAGTCTCCATAACAAAATTATTGATAAAATATTCCGGAGCACCGTGAACTGTATTAACTCGTTGACTGTCAAATCTTCCTCCGCTGGCAAAAACAATATGTTTTAGTGCTGCTGGGTTTCCTCTGTAACTTGCTGGATTATTATATTGTTTAGGCTCTAAACAGGCAAAGGTCCATATTGGAGTATAGTGAGCAAAATTTTCTAAAGGATTAGGAACTATGTTTTGAGGTGTGGTATTGATCTGATTGAACAACCCTGCGTCGGCAAGGATTGACGATATACCACCTTTAAGAGCATCAGTCGCTTTGCTGGTAGTTAGTCCTGTAACTACAGAAGCATAACCTTTAGTTATAGAACCAGCACCCGGACTTGCTAGTATACCGCTACCGTCTGGTTTTATAAGATTAGCTATAGACTTTCCAAGATCTCTAATCACATTAGACTCCTAGAAACTTTTCTAAATTAGATTTTTTAGGAATATAGATTACAGTCCCAGTTTCAAAATCATAGATGGGATCTTTAATTGCATCCATATTGCGTTGAACAAATACCCACCATAATTTAGGATTGCCGTATAAGTCATAGGCTAACAAATCTGGCCTATATCTATATTGACTTTCTATAACATATCTAAAATCATCCGGCTCTGCAGGAACCGGTCTAATGTTTAATAGCTCGAGATATAAATTATTTTGTGATGTTATTGCCCAAGGACTTGATTGAGTATACTGTGCCATATTATAGATATCCTACTCCGCTCGACGGAGTTCCTCTCGAGTATTGTTCAAGATTGAACTTACGTTGTCTGCGTCTATTGTAAACAGGTGCTACTGTTACCGAAATAGTGCTGACTACTGGAACCCATGTATTGGTTTCGAATGTATTGCAGTTAATGTAGTTTACATCTTCTTTCAAATCAACAGAGAATGATTTAATTATTACAGGAACTTTATCAAATACACTACTACCGTATCCAGTTAGATTGCAGACTAGTGGAGGATTTCCTGCTAGGGCTCCTTCACCAAAAAACATTTTTGTTGCTGTCTTAAAGAACGTAGTTGCTGCGATCCAGTATGCTGCATCTGTTTCTGTTTCGCAGGTAAACTCTCCGCTGATAGTAATGTCATCTACTGTGCTG